CACACCGCTGCCAGACTGTCGCGCTCGACCGATCCGGCTGGACTCAATCGCGTTGAGACCGAACCACAACTTGCCGCTGGTGGCCGCGCCGGAGACAGGGTAGCTGCGCAAGCGCTGACGCACCGCCGCAACGGCAATGCGTTCTTGCCGGCTGACGGCCCGCGCAATGTGGGTGCGCAGCCAACCCAACGTTTTATTGATCGCTCGACGTTGAGCCGCGGCGGCGGCTTTGGGCACTACCTTGGCAAACTCTTCGAAGGCTTTCAGATCCGCCGCAGAGGACTGGATAGAGAGCATCCCGCCACCGGCCGATGGCTTGAAATAGCTACCGACACTCATGCGCGCATCCTCAGGATCAAGGCGACCAGACCGTCGCCACTCGGCTCCAGTTGCAGCAGGTCGTACTCGCCACCGCCGTCCAATGCCGGCAGATCAATGGTGACCAACAGGCCCTGCTCCAGCCCCTGCGAATCGCTGACGCGAATCTCAAACCGAGGCTCACGCAATCCAGTGTTGAGCTTGCCGAACTTCGGCTGCAACCAGGGAGCTGCGAACATGCCGAGGACTGGCTCATCACGGCCCTCGATTCTCGCGGTGTCGCCCAGCGTTTCGAACACCACTGCGTCAACCTCGGCGATCAGATCGCGAAAGCCCACGGTCAGAGCTCCAGGAGGATCTGTGCACGCGGTCGAGTGCACAGGTGTAACGGGTTGGACTGGGCTTCACCGGCCATGCCTTTGTTGAACGGCAGTGGCTCGATCATGCTGTAGTACGGAATGCCCTGGGTGTTGACCGTCTCCATGTAGTCGGCCGGAGCGAACACCGAGATGTACAAGTCCGGTACCCCCTCAGGGACCAGCAACGCCTTGTCGTCGTGGACGAACGAGACACCGGCCACCTTGCCCCGATAACGTTCCCAGATAATGCCGCCGAACTCGAAGCTCTCCCGGGCATCACCACGCAAGGCCGCCGCCTGTTGGCTGTTGAGGTAGGTTTCCTTGACCGTCTTATGAACGATCAACTTGTTCCAGAAGTTCTTGCCGCAGAAGGCGCGAGAGCCGGTACTGGTCACACTGCCCAGCGCGTCCTCCTGCATATCCAGTGCTTCGCCGCACTGAACCCGCAGCTCCGTGCTCGGGTCCGCCAAGCCCATGGTCAGCTTCTGACGCTGCACACCGAAGCGGTCGTAAAGGTCCAACAGCACCGTCGAACCATCAGCATCGAGGATCAGACCATTAAGGGCGCCCATTCGCTGGAACTCATGGGTCGCATCCAACTGACGGCGCGCTTTGGCCAGGCGGGCATTGACCACATCCTGCACCGCCTGCAGCTCGGTGCGAGTACCGAAAGCACGAATGCCCTGGATCTCGTCGGCCTTGATGGTGAAGCGCTCCGGCAGGTGGACGGTGTTGAACGGGATCAGGTTGCGCTTGCTGGCCGCGACCACCAGGCCAGAGCCACCCCGCTCACCGGCAGGCACCAGTGCCAGGGTGTCGCCGTCCTTTTCGATCTGTACAGTCAGGGTGGTGATGCCTTCCTCGCGGAACAGGCCCAAAGCGCTGATGCGCCCTGGCAAATAGGGTTGATCGTTGAGTGCAGCAGTCAGCGCAGTGACGGTGAACGCTTCGTCGTCAAAAATGGCGATCTCGGCCATGGGTACTCTCCAGAAATGAAAAAACCCGCTCAAGGCGGGCTGGGTAAACGCGGCTGATGGTCTTAGCGGACGATCAGGAAGTGGGTGGCCAGGTCCTTTTCAGCCTCAGGATCAAGCCCAGTCAGATGCACTTCGCTGACTTCGGCCAAGCGCACCACGGCGCGACCACGGCGCACGATGTCCGACTCTCCCAACTGCCCGTAGAGGATCGCCACGGCAGCCTGAGTTCCGTCTTCAGCGGCTGGGTCATACGGCGCAAACTCGCCCGTGGCCGTCACCAGACCGAGGACTTGGCCGGGATTCAGCGCAGGCCCAGCGGCAACGTTGATCGTTTCCCGCGAGATGTTCCCGGCGCCCTCGGAGAGGAGAAATTCACCCGCGTGGATCGGCTCTTTTTTGATGGTCATGGTCTTGCTCCTTTCGCGCCGTGCGCAGTTCCAGATTGAGCCGCTTGTCGCGAAGCCCAGATCGAGGTGGGGTCAGGTTGTTTGGCCAGCACCTTCGGTGCTGGGTCGTTGTCCAGCGGCAGGCTGTTATCGATTTCAAAGCCCTTGCCACTGGTGACGATTTTGTCGAACAGACGCGCCCGGACCGCCGCAGCATCCAGCCCCGCTGACACGTATTCGGCGCTGAACTCCGGCAAACGCGCCGCCACGCACAGGTCATTCACCGCCTTGGCGCGTGCCAGGCCGGCCAGAACAATCTCTTCGCTTTCGAGCTGGGTCGAGTTGAGCAGCGGCTCGACCAGGTTGCTGATGCCCGCCGCCGTGCAACGCTGGGTGATCATCAGTGCCAACTTGGCCGAATCGACCACCACCGGCACTAACGGCGGATCGATCGGCTCCAGCTCAGGATCCGGCTCGAGTGGCTCGTCGAGCTGAGCCAGCAGTTCAGCCGGTGCGTGCTGGTAACGCTGCAGCACGCCACCTTGGCCGAGACAGGCCTTAACCTTGATGCCGTCGCCAATTTCATCGGCTAGCCCCAGGGCCAGAGCTTCATTGGCAGTCAACCAGGTTTCAGCAGCGACCAGCCGCCGCAACTCGGCCTCATCAATGTTCGGTGCCTTCGCCTTGTAGGCCGCGATGATGGCTTCCATCGTCTGGTCAAGGACGTCAGCCACCTTGCGGAAGTCTTCGGCGTCACCCGCCGCGTAGGTCCAGGGGTTATGGATCATCAGTATCGCGCTTTCGGCGATGACGACCTTGTGCGCGCCGCACACCGCCACGCTGGCCGCACTGGCGGCCAAGGCATCAATTCGCCCGGTGCAGCGCGCGCCCAAGCGCCTCAACGCATTGTGCATGGCCAAGCCGTCGAACAAGTCACCGCCGACGCTGTTGAACGCGGCGATCACCTCCGAGACACCGTCGTCCATGGCGCGCAGGTCCTGCACGAACTGATTGGCGGTGATCCCCCAGGCGCCGATCTCGCCGTAGACGAAGACTTCGATCACTCGCTCGACAGCCTCCCCGCTGGCTTGCACGGCGTACCAGGTTTTGTCCTGCACCTGCACCTGCTTGCCTGCGCGGTTGTAAATGCGCGGGCGCGCTTTCTTGCTCATGGTTGCTCCTTGTCGTCGTTGGTGACGACGGCGTCGAGAGTGTTGTAATTAAGGCCAAGGGTCGTGGCTCGTTGCAGATCAGCAGCGTTTTCCGCGTCGACCGTTTCCGCGTCATAGCCGGTGCGCAGCACCATCTCGCTGCGTGAAGCGAAGCCCGCCTGTACTTCCATCCGCCGCGCCTGTACGTCCTGTACGGGCTGGATGTAGGCCCAACCTTGCGGCACCCAACGTGTACGCAAATAGTCACGGCGCTTCTGCGCGTAATCGCCCACCACCAGGACACCGGACAACACGGCCATGTCCATCCAGGCCGCCCGCACTGGTCGGCAGAGCTGGTGGACATAAACACCGAATTGCAGTTGTTCCAGGCGGCGTCGAAACTCGTTGAGCACCACGCGTAGCGCCCGGTCGTTGATCCCGCGCATGTCGCCGGTGAGGATCTCGTAAGGCGTACCGGAGCCCGCTGCCGCAGCCATCAGTTGCTGCCGCATGAAGTCCGGGTAGTTGTTGCCCGCGTCCGGTGGCTTGGAGAACTCCACCTCTTCACCCGGTCCCAGCTCCTGCATGGTGCCGGGCTCCAGCGCGACCATCGGCGTGAAGCCGTCACGGTCGAGATCCAACAGCTGGCCGGTGACCGGATCCCGTGGCGTCTGCCCCGAGTCCGGCGCTGGACGACTGATGAAGCCGGCAAACAGGTTCGCCACCTCCTGGCGAAACAACACCGCGTCGTCGTAGTTGTCGAGACTGCGCAGGCGCTTGAGTACCGGCGACAATCGGGGCACTCCACGCAACTGACCCGGCTCGACCGGTTCAAAAATGTGCAGCACCTGGGCAGCCGGCACCCGTACCAGCTGGTTGTAGCCGGCGTTCAGCGATGCCGCATCGCGAGGATGCGACAGGTACATCCAGTACGCCACCCGCTTGCCGCCCGGGTTGAACTCGATCCCGGCGCGGATAACGTTGCCGGTTTTGGTGCTCTCGTACTTGTCATGCGGGACAAACTCCGGCGCCAGAATCTGGAGCTGCAGTGGAACCGCCAAGCCCTCGTCCAAAGCGCGAGGTCGTAGCCGCACAAAACATTCACCCGAGGTTTCAACCGTGCGCGCCACCAGGGCCTGCTGGCCGTAGAAGTCGGTACGCTCATCCGCATCCGATTCATCGACCCAATCACCCCACAGCTCCTGGAGGAGCTTGCGTAACGCATCATCGTCGGTCGTCGGCCGAGGAGTAATGCCCGTGCCAATCAGGTTGCTGACGCGCTTGTCGATCACGTTGAAGGCATACGGGTCATTGCGAACCGCTGCCCGGGAACGCGACCGCAGGTTGCGCAGTGCCGGGGTGTTGATGCTGTTGATCCCGTTGTCGGGAGCATCCCAGCCAGTGGAGCGGCGCCCTTCTCCGGCGCCTTCGTAACTGGCCTTGATGTTCGACGGCAGCACAAATCCGTTACGGGTCAACGTCGGGAACTGGCGGGCCATTAGACTCCCTTGCCTCCGTGATACAGCCGGACCACGCGCGAACGTGGCCCGGCGGCGTTGACCAACGACGAACGTATTTCTTCGCGAGCCTTGAGCAACTCGTCGACAGTGCGGTACTCCACGGTGCGGTCGGTGTAGCGCACGGTTTTTTCACCGCGAGCGATGGCCGCCTCAACCGCGTCGAGGTGCTTTTTGGTAAATGACATATCAGCGTCTCTTCAGGTAACCGCTTCGACTGACGCGGCGTGGGGGCACAGACATCGGCTGGGTTTGAGTGGCGACTGGGGATTGAGCTATCGCCATTTTTGGTGGTCGTAGAGGAGCAGTGTTGCTATATGCCGTTACCTCTCGCGAAGTTCGGGTTTCTTGCTCGTCGGTCTCTGCAGGTATCGTCTTGTCGTCAAAAAGATGATGTTGCATAAGCGATTGGCGAACCTTGTCCCAATCGCTTTCGTTGTACCGGCCCAACCCCAAATACTCAGCCATTGCCAATGCGTAGACCATTAGGTCAAGCGCTTCATTTCGTTCGGCCTTACCCTTGGTCCACTCCACCCGACGCTTGCCTTTGACGTAACGCGCGACCTTACGCTCAGCAACACACTGAGCAAAAAAGTCATCCGGCAAATCTCTGGCAAAATGCAGAGAACCCGGCCCTGACTCCAGCGGGTATCGGTTGTAAATCCAGTCCTTTGCCGTGTCGGTACCGATCATCCAGAGCTCGGCACCGTTTTTCTCGATGTTGCCGCGCCAGTTAACGTCCACCCGGGAGGCACGCTGAGCAATGATATTTTTGCCTGGCTGACTTTCCCCCTTAACTGCGAAGATGTTCCGCCAGCGTCGAACACGACAAAACTGGTACACCTCGTGGGTATGGTGTCCACCCGAATCCACGGCAGTCGCCAAAATGGCGAGTCCGACGCCGCTGGTGTGCCGGTACCGGGACTTCAACTTTTCGTCGAGGATTTCCCAGGTCCGTGCATCCGAGGGGTCTCCCATGATGACCTGGTAGTCCACAACCCACCGTTCAAGACCCATACCCCAACCGATGACAATAAGCTCCAGTCGGTTGCCTTGAACGTCGACAGCCGCAGTGAGCATCAACGCTCCTACTGGCACCGTTCCCAGCACGTACTGCTCAGAGAGAGCGCGGGCTTGCAGCACTTCGGCCTTGGTCTGCTCCATGGCGTTGTCCCAAACACGAGCCAACCTGGTGTTGTAAAACACCTGCATGGTCGCCTGATCACCCTGCTTCTGTTTGACCAAAGCCTCATCAAAATCTTTCGCCAGCGACACCCAACTGGTCCAACCCAATGGCGCATAAAGGGCATTCAAGTGAAAGCCGACTGTTTCGCCGTCCCCTTCTGCTTGAGCGCGCCATTCACCTTTTGCGAGCATGGTTCCTTTTTCATGCTCGTCGATCAGCGCGCCGCACTCCAATCCGCTGCACAAGTACTGCACACGCTTATAGTTCTCGTCCCATTTCAGTCTCTCCCACTCCAGCTCCTGCATGTGTCCGCAGTGCGGGCATGGCACGTAGTAGCGGCGCTGGTCGCTGATTTTGTAGAGGTCCTCTATTCGAGATGCGCCTTTGAGAGTTGGCGAACTGGAAAAGTAAAACTTAGCATTGCGTCCGAATGTAGACGCACGCGCCTCAGCCAACTTGACCGGATCCCCTTCGTTATCGAGATCCATCTCCCAGCGATCAATCTCGTCCCCGTAAACATAACGGACCGATTTTTCTGCTAGGTTCGAAGATGAGCCGGCAGTAGCAATAAACAACCGGCCGCCTTCAAATTGCTTGTTCTCCCAGGTGTTCGTGCCTTTCTTGGAACGGGGGACTACAACACGCTGGCGAAGCTCTGGCACCGCCTGAACCGCTTGGTCGACTCGACCAGCGACGCTCTGAGCCAGTTTTTGGGTGGGTTCCAAAAGTAGAATGTTTGCCGGAGCCATGTGAATACAACCGCCGATCCAATTAAGGGCGATCTGCGTTTTCATCAACTGAGATGCCACCATCGTCACTACGCGTTTGCATGGGTGAGACGGAGACAGGCAGCGCATTGGCTCACGAGCGTAAGGAGTACGACTGGTGCGGTAGGGCCCTGGCTCGGCAGCTCCAGAGTCCTGAGGAATACGCATGAATTGATCGGCCCACTCATCCACCCAAAGTTCGGGTTCCGGTCGAAGGCCTCTGAAGTACCCCAAGCGATAGGTTTCTGCGCCATCGGCATGTTCGTTAAGCATGAGAGTGTTCCGGTTTAACCAAGGCATGTTGCAGATCAGCAGCTGACATTCGCTCCGCATCTTCAAGAGCGCGCCGGATAGCCGTAAGAAGATGTTTTTCTACATGCCAAGGATCCGTCATAGCGGCCAATTCAGGCGCGATCTGTGTGGGCACGCCCAGTAGCAGATCTCTCAGTAACCGCCCTGTGCTGTACGCCGCTGCATCCACCGCGGCCATTTCGACAAGCGTCCCCTGATTCTTATAAAAATCCGCCTCTACAGTGAGAGACGTGAAGTGCTCACGACGCGCACGCGCTTTGTGAAAGTCAGGCATGGGTAGCGGTGGCGGGACCTGGCCGCTCAGCGCAGCTTGGGGAAGCACCGGTTCCGGGAAGGTATCCGGCTGCCAGCCAGTAGCACCGGCCTTGCTTGGGTCACTCGTTCTGGCAATCAATTGGTCCGTCGCAACAACGTCGACTAAACCCGTCTCGCTCAAAACCAAACGGCCTTGTTTTGCCAGCTTCGAGACGTAAGGTTTAGACCAATTACGGGCCGTGGCGTACGCCGACTTAGTCAAGAACTCCATGCTTGCAATCCCCAGTTAACCTAATTAATTCGGGGGCAGTTAACCGTTAACCTCTGTTAACCAACTTTCCAACCCGGCCAGTAACTCTTTCCCGCGGGTTTCCGACCCCGTACCCCTCGGATAACCCCAGGGTCCCCGGCGGTTTTCGGTGCCCCGGACCGGTGCATCACCCCTGTTCACCGTTGGCGGGTGGCACTTCGCAGACACCCAGCCGCTTGGCGGCCCAGCGTTCGTACAACCCTATGGCAACATCGGCGCCGGCCATTGCAGTCAGGCAGCCCAAGCTGCCTGCGGTCCAGATCGTCATGCCGGCACCGATCATTAGCATCATCGCTGACACGCCGCAGACGATGCAGGCACCGGACCG